CCTTTATTGTTAATAATACATATGAAGGGACTTTTGCCCACCCACGCCTTTTTAGGGAGATTTTACGGTTGTGAACATTTAATTGTTCACTAATTTAACATTTACATACACCTGTGTTATCGCAAATAATATCTCGAATTATATTATTTACATTAGTGTATTTATATTCAGGTAATTGGGTTTTACCTTCTTGTAATTCTTGAAGTGCTCTTCCTGCTGGTTTCATAAAAGCACCATGTGTTGATGGAGTTGATACAAAATCAAAACATAATAACTCAAAATCATCCTGTACTTCTACAGTACCATTTCCATTTTCTTGTACAGAACCCATTCCACGAGAACTAATACCAACAGTAATTCCATTTCTGAATAATTCTTTAAGTATATTACCTGCTGGAGTAGATAATATTTCAACCTCTCCATATACATCGTCACCGACCATTTTAACTTTTGTAACATTATGTGATACGTTTTGTAAATTTATTACCGAAGATTCTGGATGATCTAATTCTCCTAATGCCCTTCTTTCTTTTATAGGACCTTCAGCATATTTTTTTATTTCTCTTTCTAATATTTCCCTAGGATAAATTCTACCATTTTGATTTTTAGCTTCTGCTCTCTGTATAACACCTTTAACTACTAAAGATTTATTTTCGCTAATAGATGCTTCTACTAATCTTTTATCTACTGTAAATGTTCTATATTCTGTTAATAACATAATTATATTTCTTTATATCCCATGTAGGCTTTTTTCTTTCTTCTTTTATTATCTCCAAAAGCATAAGGTGTAGCATAGGCTGCACTATTACCCGTTGATATGGTAGTACCTGTACCAGTTACACTAGCTTCCTCCACATCTTTATACTTTTTTCTAACGTGTGTTCTAAACTTATTAAATAAATCTTTTAATTCTTCTGATAAATTATATAATACCATATCATTAGGATTATCATTAGATAGTTTTTTAAAATCTATTGCTTCCGCTTCTAAATCTGCTATCATTTTAGTAAATGAACGTTTATATACTACTTTAGATTTTACTTTACCCGTTTCAGGATCTGCTGGTTCGTCTACTAAATAAAAATCTTTTTTATCAGTTTGACCTTTATCACCTCTAGCAGGGTCTCTATCTTTTTTTAATTCACTAAAAATAGATTCATTAATATTATATATATCAACAAGTTTAACCATGAATATTTTTTAATTCATTTACTAATTCATAGTAATTAAGTAAATTAATAACATTATCATCATTAACATAGGACTTTTTACATAATGGTTTAATCATGTTTTTAGTTTCGTTTAATTTAATAATAACTGCTTTATCATTTACTTTTTTAGTATAACTTGTAATAGTTTTTTTTACTTTAGTTATTTCTTTATTTATATAAGTTTTAAGATCAGGACTATTAGTAACACTATTAACATATTCTTTTAATAATGTTTTTTGATTTAACCCTAAACCACTATATTTTTCATTAAATTTTTCAAGTAATACTTTATATGTGAGTAATCTAGTATCCTTATCATATTTTATATAATCTTCTATTACAATACTTTTTTTAGGTTTATCTTTTAAAGATTTACCCGTAATATGTTCTAGTAGTGTTACCTTAGAATTAACAATAGATAGGGGAGAAGCTTCATTATTTTCTAATAAATTAAAAATTGAAGCCATTACTTTATAATTTGAAATTTTAGATTTAAAAAAATTATTAATATTAAAGTTTTCTTTAATTTCTTTAATTAAATTATATTTCTCCTTTCTTAACTGGCTTTTATTTAGTTTTTTATAAGCTTCCGTTAATGTACTTATTAACATAGTAGCTTTACTTTCCTCTTTAAATTTTTTACCTATAAATGTATGATATATTTTATATTCTTTTAATAAAACAGAATTACCACTAAAATATTTTTTAATAATTGTTAAAGCTTGAGGTTTATTACCCGCAATTGTATCAGCCGTTAATTGTCTCGTAAGGAGTTCAAATAAAATTCCAGTATTCTTGTACTTAGAATGTTTTACTTTCATTGTTTATGTATAAATTGCAATTTATCTATATATAAATATAGACTTTTTTTTAAGACTTAATATTTTTTTCAGATAAAAGTCCGTTTTCTTCCTCTTCTTTTAATATTTCTTTTTTATTACGAATTTTTTGTAAAGATTTTTTTAAACTTAAAGCCTCAAAAGTGGAAACTTTATTACTATCTGATGGTTTTTCCTGTCTAGATGAAGACTGTCCTTGTTTACCTAAAGGATCCCTACTAAAATTACTCTTATCAGAACCATATTTAGTTGGATCAATTACTGGACGTCCTGGCTCTTTTTCGTCATATCCTGAAGGTACTTGTGCCGGTCCTACAGCTTTATCTCTTTTATTACCATATAATGAGGCTAAATCATGAGGAGTACCATATGATATACCAGATTCTGTAGGATCGTTACCTTCGTTTTCAATTTGAGATATTCTAAATCTATGCATAGCATCATCTACTTGTTGTTCTTTTTCAGAGTCATATTCATCAGGAGATAAACCAAATACATTTTCCATTACCCAATCTTTTGAAAATAAACCCTTATCCATCATATCACCTGCTACAGTAGTTTTAGCTGTAAATAATTCTATTTTTTCTTGTTCATAAATAACAGAAGGGGTAGTTAATTCTAAAGAAAAATCTACTAATTGTTCATCATCAAAACCTTGAGAGTATAAATGTACTAATGCTATTTTAGTTAATTCTGATTCTACAATTCTTTGAACACGTTCTACTGTTCTTGCAAATCTTACATCCATTCCTGCTAATGTGGATTTACCTTCTACTCCTTCCTCATATCCTAAATATGGTTTAGGTATTTTTAAAGCAGCCATCATTTTATTTTTTAAATACTCTATATCTTGAGTACCATCATAATCCAAACCTTTAGTAGTTTCAATTCGTGTTGCATTATCATTACCTCTAACTGGAATATAAAAATCCTCAGTTATATTTTGCATGTTATATTTTAAATTATAATCTCCAGTTTGTTGGTCTATATAAGGAGTTTTTTTCATTTTATTAACAGTTTCATTCATAAACTGTTCTACTTGTTCTGGTGGGATAGCTCCTACATTAATATAAAAGGTTCTTTTTTCAGGTGCTCTCATAATTCTATGAATCAACATAGCATCTTCCATTAATATTAATTGTTTAAATACTTTACGAGCAGGTTCTAAAAAAGCTCTACCATATGGAAGGTAATTAGAATCAGTAAGTAGTCTAAAATGGGCTACTTCATAATTTTCAAGTTGAAACTGATCCCTTCTAATTGTATTAGTAGCACCACTAGCTAAACCATTTGGATCAAGTGTAAATCTAGTATAGGAAGGATTTTCAGGGTCTGTTCCCTCCTCCCTTACTACTTCATACACAGATAAAGGTATAACATTATATACTCCAAACTTTTCAGATACTTCTAGTTTAAGATAAAAATCACCATACTTACACATATTTCTAATCCATGTAGATAAATTAAATTCTACATTTAGGACATCATAAAATAAATTATTAAGTACTTTTCTTATATTTTCATTAGACGAATTTATATTTAAAACTTGACCATATTCATTTCTAGAAGTAGTTTCATCTGATATAATATCTAAAGCGGCTGCTATTATAGGATCATGATCCATTGCTTCATAATCACTATAAAGCTGTAGTCTCATGGACTGATAATTTAATGTTGGATTGTATTGTAATGAGGATCCTACAGGTTTATGTAAACGTGTAAATCTATCATATAAAGAATTAGTAGCTAAATTTCCATATTTTTGGATTCTAGCCGTATCCATTACTTTTAGTCTTTTTCCTCCTACATTTCTTATAATTACATCACTTGAAAATAGTCGTGATAATCTTGAAAATAAACTAGTATCTGCCATATATTATTTTTTTATACATATTAATCAAGAAGCCAAGTCAAATCCTGCTGGCCATTTTCTCCTAAATCCTGAATCCACCCCGCTTCTTTTTTATTTACTCCACCTGTGTAAATACCAGGAGTGCTTTTTCCTAAATTTCTTATTGTAGCCCTTGTTAAATCTATTCCTTGTTGTGCAAATTTAAGTGCTGTATCCCTTACATAACAACCTGTAGCTAAGGACATAACTAAATCATCATTATATCCTATTTGGGCTTCCGCTCTTCCATTTTTCCAAATAAAAGTTCTTAATTCCTCTAATGTTCTTTTTCCTTGTATTGTTACTGATTTTTCTCTCATGTAGGCATCTAATTTACCTATAGTTAAAGGTCTGGTTTTCATACTCATTGTAAAACCAGGAACCATTTTAGAGGTATCAGTTACATCATAGCCCTTAGCTAAAAATGCTTCTGCACTAGTTCCGGCATCTCCTTTTGGGGAATAATATAAATTATTATATCCTTTATCAATTACTATTTGAATAGTATTCCACCCTATATTAGCATTTTCTATAACTAATAAAGCATTATTATATTCTGTAGCAATAGCTACTAACATATGGCCATATTCCTTAGTACCTATTTGGCCCTTAAATTCACCTATCTGTTTAGCTTCTTCTATATCAATAATATGGAATGCAGAATAATCTTTGGAATCACCTCTAGCTACATCGGCTACAATCATATATTTCCTTGTATAATCTGGATATTCCCAAATATGAAGATTACCCTCTATACCTCTTTTTTCTACTGGTTCCGATAAAAACGTTTTTTCATAATAAGTTAAAAGTTCAGGATCAAATACAGTATTACCAGAAGTAGTAAAATCACAATCACATTCCTGTGCTGCCATTCTACCTCCTAATTCAGCATCTTGTTGGTCTCTCCATTTTTGATCTCTTTCAGGGTGAACAGTCCATGGTAATTTTATAGGTAAAAATCCATTTTGGTTTTCTTGTGCTTTAACCCACATTCTATGAAAAAAATTACCTGTGCCATTAGGTGTAGATAGTACAATAGCTCTACCTCCAGTTGAAAGTGTTTGTTGTGATGATGCCCAAATATCTTCTATTCTATTTTCTTCAATAAAAGCGGCCTCATCAATTATAAGTAAAGAAATTGCTTCTGATCTACCAGCATCACTTGCTGCTGATACTGCTTTAATTTGAGAACCGTTTTTTAGTCGTAGGGCTAATTTATTTTTTTCAACAAATCCAATTTGTAACCAGGAAGGTAAATTATCATACATATATTTTACCTTAGTTACTAAGTTTTTAGCTGTATCTTGTTTGGTAGCTACTACTAATACATTTTTATCTTTTTGAAATACCATCATCCATAAGGAAATACCCGCTGATAACGTAGATATACCTAATTGTCTAGATTTTAAAATAATATTTCTATCATTTTTATTTAATAATGTTAATACCTTTTCTTGAAAAGGAAATAAATTAAATTGTATTCTACCTCTAGTAGGGTGTTGTATAAAACAATATTTTTTCATAAAATAAATAGGATCCTTAGCACATTTAATGTACTCCTGTTTTATGATTTGTTTTATATTAGTATTAGCCATGTGATTATACGTATTGAGCCACAGTATTTTTAATTTGCTCTATACGTTCTTTAGTAGTACCTTTAATAGTAATAATTTTACTATTCCCATGCATTTGTATCTGTGATTTTATTTCTTTATCAATAGCCATTCTATATTTAGCATCTGTTTCTCTTATACCATTATCCTCTATTTCCACGCCTTCAGGTGAAACATAAAATAAAATATCATATTCTTTCATTAATGGTTGAATAGTAGCACAAAAATAAAATTTTTCACCTTTAGTCATAGATTTAGATAAATTAGCAAATGCTATTACATCAACTATTGTTCTATCAGTTATAATTTTTTCTTGCATTAACTCACTTGCCCTTTCAGATGCAAAAACTAATTGACCCTTTAAAGTTGAATCTGTATTTAGTGGAATACCCATTTTCATAAGATATTTAGAGCGTTCTGTTCTAAACATATAATCTTTAAACTCAGATAATTTTTTTAATTCATTTACTAATGTAGTTTTACCTACACTCATTGTTCCACAAAAACCTATTTT